AAGACTAGAAAGCGATGGGTTATTTATACTACGAGTATAAATAAAAACTGACAGACTTTAACACTTACCAAAAACGAGCATTTAGTCTGTGTGCTCTTAATGAAAACAATGATGTACTCACTTAACTTCGCAGCGGCAATTAAAGTAGACGGCAAAATTCTAAGAGAATTTGGAGATGCTGTTTATCTGCCATTTGGATCTGAATACGAAATCCGACTAAAAAATATCAATACAACCAGAACAAAGGTTACCATAGAGATTGATGGCGAAACTGTAACGGGAGGAGGACTGATTTTAAATCCCCTAGAAACCGTAGACCTGGAAAGATTTATAAGAAACGGTAATCTTACCGAGGGCAACAGGTTCAAATTTATTGAAAGAACAAATAAAATAGAAAATCACCGAGGCATTAAACTAGAAGATGGTTTAATTACGATTCGTTATGAGTTTGAGTTAAATATTCCCGATTGGACTTATACCCGTCCTTCCAATCTTAATAATAATCGGAATCCGCTAAATTCTGGCGATAATATTCTTTACAAAAGTAGCGTAATGGCCAATGTCAATACGACACGTTCTGTAAGTGAAACTGGAATCACGGTTGAAGGATCAAAGAGTGAGCAGAAGTTTAGTACAACTAAATGGAAAGGTTCAAACGGTGATGCCGGAGTTCTAAACATTAGATTGCTCGGAGAAACCGAAGAAAATAAGAAGATCAGAGAGCCCGTAACAGTCAAAACGAAGTTAGAATGCAAAACTTGTGGAACAATAAATCCCGTCACATCTAAATTCTGCTCGGAATGTGGAACATCTCTTCAGATTGTCTAAATAGTCTAAAAAGAATTGATGGAAAAATTATTTAAACTTTTAAGCGATTCTCAGGCAACTCTGTTTGTTTTGTTTCAAAAAACCTGGAATTATCATCACAACGTTTGTGGAACTGATTTCGTTCAGTTACACAAACTTTTTGGTGAACAATACTCCGAGATGTTTGGTGAAATTGACCGTCTTAGTGAACACATGAAATACCTCAATCTTCGCCCTATTTCAAGTCTAGAGCGAATTGCTGAGGTGTCAACCATTGAAGGACCGGCAAATGCCAATCAAGAAATTGATGCAAGAGGAATGGTTGATCAGTTATTTTCGGATAATGAAAAATTTATAGAGATGCTCAAGGATGTCTCAGAAGAGGCGGAAAAACAGCGCAGCTATGCCACGGCTAATATTGTCCAAGATTTAATGGAATCACATGGCAAGAATGTGTATAAATTGGGGTCTTATCTCAAATGAAATCGTTCAAGCAGTTTTTAAAAGAGAGTAAAAAGTATAAAGAGATGCAACGACTTATTGCGGCTCATCAACTGGCTGCAAATACGGTTGCATCTGAAATTAGCATACCAAATCGCCCAAACTTAACTCCAGACGAAGTTATGAAGATGAGTGGAAGAAAGGCGATTGAAAAATCAATTAAAGACCGAAAAAAGCGAATGCTCAAGGGGATTAAGTCAATTATGAAGCACTAAATAGAATCACTAATTATTAGTGATCTGTTATGTTAAAAATAAGATGTCTTGATTGCAACGTTGAAGTACAAGCCAAGCCCGGACGATATTCTGTTTGTGGCTGCCCAAATATGGCAACAATCCGAGGTGATAATATCTCGGCAGTTGACCTTTCTAGAATCATAATTGTTTCTAATGGTGTTCAAAACAAAAAGAATACGGTCCTTTCACAGACCGATTTGGCATGGCAAGAGGAAAGAAAGAGGCGAGGTGTCAGAAAGATGATCTTTGAAGAGCGGTGACACATTTTAGACTGTCCACTTTTTGAGCTTTTACCTGCAGATTCTGTTATTGTGATTTCAAGTTCAAAAACTTTATGAGTTACATTTCATTATTTCACAGACACAACAGCGAATGTGAAAATAACCCTGAGATTATAGATGATCCCGAAAAGTATTTTGGGCCAAACTATAAGATCCTACTTAATTTTTGGATTTATCTTGAAAGAATTGGACCAGAAAAATTAGGGAAATACCAAGATTACCTAATGCGTATGGGAACGAATGAGTGGACTTTGGGGTACAGCAACATATGCACTGCGGAAGAATGTATGTCCCAATATTATTTGCCAGATTTGAAGTATTATGAACGGGAAATCATTGCTGCTCATGTTCTTATTGATTTGGGCAAGCCTTTAAAATTTATTCTTTTACTTGAAACATATGAACAACCAGATAGTCTTTAATTCTTTGACTGAAGTTTTTACATATCCAGATGGTCTGTCTGAAACCTTGGAACAATACACTACACGAAAAGCAAAATTTGACTATATTCAAACTCTTCAGGATGCTCTAGAAGAATTGAAAGTTCTTTATCAAAATCCTGGGAGTCTAAATGAGACTGAATATAAGGAAGCAAAGAATAAGATTCTAGATGATTTTGAATGGTGGGAAGCGAACATTTTCAATGAATTTGGAGACGCCTAATGGATGAACATACTCGCCAGAACTGGCAAAAAATTAAAGAAGTTTTAGAGGAAACCGGTAAAACCGATTGCTTTTTCTATAAACGTGCTTGTTCAATTTTAACAACAGGTAAAGATCTTTCAATGATTATAAGAACCCGCTGGATTCCATTTGAGGCTTCTAAACACCCTGAATTAAATGGGGTTAAAAAAAATGAACGACTATTAAGTGTCACATTTATTGAAGACTCAACCGTGCAAGCTTTAACACATAGAGCATTAAAGATGCGCTCAAGAGAAATGTTTGAAGAGCCTTACGATCCGCCAGAATATTTGGCAGACACTTTTTGAAATGTCCACCGTCACTTGACAAAACCTACAACTTGACCTAGATTATTTTCACACAAACCAACCCAACAAATGAACTACACTCCAGACATTCGCACCGCCCTGTCCCGGTTGCTACAGCTTCGCCAGACCGACACCCATGCCCTATTGGGCTCAGATTGGCACAATGCGTTCGAAGCAGCCAGCAGGGCTTTTTATGCTCACACCACCGATATTAGTAAACTTCCTCTTCAAGAGCGGGAAGACCTTGCATATAACCCCAACACGCCACTAGAAATCCTAACACTTCTTGCCCGAGATGAAGATGTGGTTGTGAGACTTATCGCCCGCACCACCTTGAAGGAGGGGGAGGGTCCGAGTGTTATAGAGCTTGATGCAATTCACCGTGACGCGGTTCGCTGTGGCGTGCCTGTTGGGCACACGGCTGCGGCAGCGTGCGCAGGCTACAAAACTGCACATCCAGTCTACAAATCTGCACATCCAGACAAAGTGCTTAAGGTAACTCCCGATCTTAGTAAACTTCCACATCAAGAACGGAAAGATCTTGCACAAAACCCCAACACTCCTCCAGAAACTCTAACACTTCTTGCCCGAGATGAGAATGAGGATGTTCGCTGTTATGTTGCACAAAACCCCAACACACCACCAGAAATCCTAACACTCCTTGCCCGAGATAAGGATGGGGATGTTCGCTGGGGAGTTGCGTGTAACTTTAACACACCACCAGAAATCCTAACAATTCTTGCCCGAGATGAGAATAGGAGTGTTCGCTATAGAGTTGCACAAAACCCCAACACACCACCAGAAATCCTAACACTTCTTGCCCGAGATAAGGATGGGGATGTTCGCTGTGGAGTTGCCCAAAACCCCAACACACCACCAGAAATCCTAACACTTCTTGCCCGAGATAAGGATGGGGATGTTCGCTGGGGAGTTGCCCGCAACCCCAATTACATTTCACTCAAAGAGCTTAAGGTAACCACAAAACAGTATGAGGCTCTCAAGAAACTACTGACCACGAGTCAGGATGAAGATCTTAAGAGCATCTTGACAAATCTCAACTAATCTTTATTTTAAACAACAAAAAGCTACATATGTCTGAACAATCTTTTTCCGAAAAGTTTCGTAAAGAAAGTTTCACGCTACGGAGAGCACTTGAAAGAGAAGTCATTCTCCCCATTGACAAACCAAAACTTTGGAAGAAAATTCTTAAATTTTTTGATGAACGAGGCGACGTGGTGTTCTATGGTGAAATTGAAGCCGATTACATTATGATTTTGAATCTCATTTCGGAAGAACTCGGCATTGAGGTAATAATCTAGATGAGTAACCAACCTAAGATTCTTCTTGAGGCAAACGGTGTACGTTTTGTTATTAAAGGCGAAATATTCCATAATGGTAAACCGGATTACAGAATGCAAACGAAACACCCGATTTATAACACCTGGAGAGATTCAGTTCTCTTTGATAATGGTGTTCAGTGTTCTTATGCAATGGAAGACCCGGAATATGCAAAGCTTCTTATAGGACAGCCGGCATATCTTAAAAATGAATGTTCATACGACAACATTACGCTGGGCCGGTAATTTTCTTTTAATTATCGGGTATGGCATACTTCTATATGCTGACCCAAAATTGGGTCTAGTCTTGAAGCTCATTGGTGGTGCATTATTACTTCCATCTTTTTATCGTCACAAAATGTGGGATGGAATAGGGATTGCGGCATTCTTTGCTGCAATGGAAGGATACAAACTGATTCAACTCTTGATAACAAAATGAATTACATCTCAGAGCGACATAAACAATTCAGATGCATGATAGGAAATCCAGAAGTCTTGTCAGAGCCTGAAAAATTTTTCGGGCCAAATTATAAGACCCTTCTTAATTTATGGATATATTGGGAAAGTTTTACTGAAAATCAGAAGGACACTTACTTCTCAAAACATTTTCCGCCAGATAGTTTCGCACGCATCCAGAGCCATTTTAATGTAATGAATATACCAGACTATGGTTTTTATTATATTGAACTAGAAATAATGGCAGCCCATATTATTATAGATTCCGGTGAATGTTTAACATTTTTACCATTTCTTGAAAACCTATGATTTCGTTTAATAACTTAACAAATCTTGGGCGCCTGGGCAATCAGATGTTTCAGTTTGCATCTCTTAAGGGAATTGCCCGAAATCGTGGTTTCAATTTTTGTATTCCACATCCGAATGTTTGTGGTCAAATTGATCTAAATGTCAGACATTCAGATGCTAATATTCATAATACATTTGATCTGAAGAACGTGGAGTATAGTATGAAAGACTATACTCCGATCACTGAATCAACATTCAATTTTGACGAAAAATTATTCAACACTTGCCCAGATAATACAAATCTTCTGGGGTATTTCCAGAACGAGAAATACTTTGAAGGTATTGAAGATGAGATCCGAGAAGATTTCACATTTTCAAATGAGATTCTAAATTCGTGTAAAGAACTCATAAAAGACAAAGAATATATTTCACTTCACATTAGACGAGGAGATTATATAAGTAATCCAAATCATCCTCTTCAGCCAATGTCTTATTATGAAGAAGCCTTGAGTCAGTTTGACGAAGACTTACCAGTTATGGTGTTCTCGGATGATTATAAGTGGTGCCAGGGTCAGAAACTTTTTGAAGGCGATAGATTCTTAATATCTGAGAATAATACAACCGCAATTGATTTGTGTCTACAGAGTATGTGTTCTTATCATATTATCTGTAACTCTTCCTTTTCGTGGTGGGGCAGCTATTTGGCTAAAAGTAAAAGAACGGTTGCCCCTAAACTGTGGTTCGGTTCATCACTGTCCGACAAGGATCATTCTGGCATATATAGGGAGTCTTGGGTGATTTTGTAATGTTAATAAATTTTTCGGACCTGTATAAAAAATATAATATGAGTATAACGGGTATCATTCATATTGGCGCTCATTACGGTGAAGAATTAGAAGAGTATAGTTTAAACAATATTCCAAGTATAGTCTTATTTGAGCCATTAACGGCAAACTTTAGGGTTTTAGAGCAGAGAGCCACACAATTTAATATGAATATAATCGGCCATCAGGTTGCCCTGGGTAATGGTAGCGGAAAAGTTGAAATGTTTTTAAGTAGTAATCAACAGGAAAGCAGTTCAATCTTAAAACCAAAAATACATTTAGATCAATATCCAAATATAACCTTTAATGAAACCGAGGCTGTGATATTATCCAAGTTAGATGATTATAATTACAAAGACTATAATTTTATCAATATGGATGTTCAGGGATATGAGCTTGAAGTTCTTAAAGGATCAACTGAAACTTTAAAATTTGTTGATTATGTTTATTGTGAAGTGAACCGAGATGAAGTATATGAAAATAATGCTCTAGTTGAGCAACTTGATGAATTTTTAAAACCTTATAACTTTAACCGGGTTGAAACCGAATGGGTTGGTGATACCTGGGGAGATGCACTGTATATTAAGAGTAAGAATGAAAATTGACTTAAGAGAAATTCCAGCCGTTTATATAAATCTTGAACAAGATACTGAAAAAAATGAAACAATAAGTTCAATGCTTTCTAGTATGGGGTTTAAAACCATTGAAAGATCTGAAGGGGTTTTAGACTCCGATAATCATGTTGCTGGATGTTCCAAGGCTCACCATAAAGCACTTACCACCTTTAGGGCACCTTTCATCCTTTTTGAAGATGATTGTGTTTTATATGAAGAAAATTTTCAACCAATAGTTGAACTGCCCGATGATGCAGATGCTCTTTATTTGGGAATATCTTCCTGGGGTAGAATGAATGGCCACAATGGACAATATATTCAATACGACGAGTTTGAAGAACATTCCAATCTTTTACGGATATATAATATGCTTGGAGGACATTCGGTTGTTTATTTGAGCGATTTTTATATAGAAATGTGCGCTAAAGTTGCACATCATGCCGGATACGTGATTAAAAATTATCAGGATATTGGGTTCGCAGAGATACAAAGATTCTTTAATGTTTATAGTTTGAATAATCCATTATTTTATCAAACCAGCAATGACCTTGGAACTAAACATAGTCTCACTTCATTTAATCATACAGAATGTATGAGTATAGAGCCACTTCAATTTTACCCATACCCAATAAGATGAAAATTTGTATTCTTAATATTGCGACCAACAAGTATATTAAATTTGTTAAACCACTGCTAGATTCAATTGAATCTAACTTTTTGAATGGGCATGATATTTCAGCTTTGGTATTTACTGATCACGAAATTGAAGAGTGCTCAGATAATGTTAAAATCTCTCAAATTGAACATGAACCCTGGCCAATACCAACTCTAAAAAGGTATCATTATTTCTTGAAGGAAAGAGAATATATTTCACAGTTTGACTATTGTTTCTATATTGATGTAGATATGAGAATTGATGGTAAAGTTGGGGACGAAATTTTAGGGAATTTGGTCGCCACTCAACACCCCGGATTCTGGTTTAAAGATAATGCTCAGTTTTCATATGAACGCAATCCAAAATCAACCGCATATGTCTCGGTTGGTGATGGTAAAATGTATTATGCTGGAGGTTTCAATGGTGGTAAACCTGAGTATTTCCTAAAGATGTCCGAAGAGATCGTCAATAACATTGAGAAAGATTTTACCAATAACATCATTGCAGAATGGCACGATGAATCTCATATGAATCGTTATCTTATAGACAATCCTCCAACTATTGAACTTAATCCATCATATTGTTTTCCCGAGGCCGCTTTTTATAATCCACACGGATGGCATGTTCCTTTCCCCGTAAAGATTTTGGCTCTTGACAAAAATCATAGTGAAGTTCGCCAATGAAGTTAGATTTAAGGAATATTCCGGTTTATTATATCAATCTTGATGAAGAGGTTGAGAAGAGAAAAAGAACTGAAACGATGCTGATAGAAATGGGATTCAGCACAATTTTTCGTGTTCCTGCAATTAAACATCCATCCGGTAGAATTGTTGGCTGTGCTCGCTCTCATTATAAAATCCTCTCTGATCTTATTGGACCGGCAATAATTTTAGAAGACGATTGTGCTCTTAATAAAGATTTTAACGGAACAATAGATATACCCGAGAATGCTGATGCTGTTTATTTGGGAATATCTCATTGGGGTAGATACTTAAATCATTCTGGGCCTTATGTTCATACATCAAAGACCGAAACAGAATGTGTAAGAGTTTACAATATGTTAGCAACTCATGCCATACTTTATTATTCATCCGAATATATTAGAACGTGTGCAAAAATTGCACATTACTATGGTTACGAAATAGAAAATCATATTGACATTGGATTTGCCGAGAATCAGAAATATTTCAATGTTTATGCTCTAGACGAACCACTATTGAGACAATACGAATGGTCAGCAGTGACTACAGGCAAACTCTCAGAAAATTCAATAGATATTGAAAATGCTGAAGAATTCTACCAATCAGTTTTGAAGGATGATCAAAATTTCTATAAAATCAATGAAGAGTTTAAGTCACCCTTTCGTCAGCTAATAAGTAGACGAGATGTTAATGATATTCCGGGTTATTTTGTTCCAACGAGATTAGTATAATGAAAAGTATTGTTACAGGTGGTTGTGGTTTTATTGGGTCACATCTTGTAGATAAATTGGTTGAACTGGGACACGAAGTTCTGGTTATTGATAATCAATGTTCAGCCTCAAGAACTGAATATTTCTTTAATGACAAGGCAACATATATTAGGGCAAATTTAGCATACTTCAATCAATTTGAAGAGCATTTTGAAAATGCAACAAACGTTTTTCATCTGGCATCCGAAATTTCAATTCCCTTTTGTGTTGAAAACCCAAGAGAGACAATGCAAAATAACATTCTCTCAACTCTTAATGTTCTAGATGCCTCACGTAAATATGGAATTGAACGATTTGTATTCTCTTCAACCTCGGCGGTTTATGGTGACGTTGCATTTCTACCAAACTCCGAAGATCTAGAGGTTAATTGCATGAACACCTATTCAATCTCAAAGTATTCGGGTGAGCAGTTGTGTCAAATGTACTATAATCTTTATGGTCTAAAAACTGTAATTCTAAGATATTTTAACGTCTATGGCGATAGACAACCAACATCTGGAAGTTATGCACCTGTTATTGGTATTTTCTTGAGACAGCGGGCTAACGGTGAACCGCTCACTCTCGTTGGAGACGGGCTACAGCGACGAGATTTTGTCAACGTCAAAGATGTGGTAAATGCTAACGTTTTGGCAACAACAAAACAACTTCAGGAATACGGGGAGGTTTTTAATGTTGGAACCGGAAAAGCCATAACCATTAAAAATATTGCAGCTCTTATTTCGGATAATCTGACATTCTTACCCGAAAGGTCTGGTGAGGTCGTTCACTCTTATGCAAACATTCAAAAAATTCAAGAAGTATTAAATTGGAGTCCAACAGTTGATGTGACAGAATGGATTGGAGGTCAGCTATGATTCATATTTTTACCTCTGTCGTCAATAGGCCAGATTTTGTAATATTACAAAACAAACTGTTTGAGAAGTTTCTAAAAAATGATTTTCAATTTCACATCGTAGATGATTCAATTGACCCAAATATAACCAAACAGTTCAAAGACATCTGTTCCAAAAGTGGTCTACAATATTACCGAAAGCCAGAAAGAACAACCTTTATGGATCCGGCTCAGGCTTGCGCCGATACGGTGCAATGGTCCTATGATAATATTATAAGAATTAATCATCTGAATGATATTGTATTTTTCTGCGATTCGGATCTATTTTTGATTGATGATTTTGATATTTCCGATTATGTCAAAGATGCCGTGATTTGTGGCCTTCCTCAATATCGCGGACATGTGACATATATTTGGAATGGTATTATGTTCTTTAATATGCCAGAGATTAGCAAAATTGACCTGGATATTGATTTCTCATTGGGAAGTGTTGAAGGAGAGTTGACCGATGTTGGCGGTCATACATACTATTACTTTCAGAAGAATAATATTTCAATGAAGGAAACTGATGCAATTTATCCAACACATTTCAATGACATTGAACTTCAGAATGAGGCTGTAACGAGAGGATATAATTTTGAACTACATCTAAATGAGAAGTTTCTACATTATCGTGCTGCAACGAATTGGCATTCAGATTGGAGGAGTAATACAGATCCACTAGAGAATAAAACTCGTATATTCAACGAAATTATTGATAGCATTTTAGCACAATGAAGGATATAAACAAATCATTATACAAACTCAAAAATATTCCTCCAATTTATTATATTAACCTGGACGATCAGCAAAATCGTCGTGAGTATATGGAGGAGCAATTTGGTTATTGGGGTATTAAAAATTACACCAGAATTTCTGCATATGACGGAAGAAACTCTGACCTTAGTGAAATCTTAAGAGGTACATATCCAGAACAAATGACCAGCGGGGAGATTGGTTGCACCTGTAGTCATCTAAGAGCTATTAAAGAATGGTACGATAACACAGACACTCCATATGCTCTTTTTATGGAAGATGACGTAGATATTAACATTGCCAGGTTCTGGAATTTTACGTTTTCAGATTTTCTTGCAAGAATACCATATGCCTGGGATTGTATTCAATTGGCAATAATTTCAACCGGAGATATTACTGTTCCAATTCATACACGATTTGTTAATAGTTTTTCAACGGCTTGTTATATGATAACTCGTAGATATGCGGCCAAATTAATTGATCTGCATGTAAGAGGCTCTCAATATAAGTTAGATAATGACGTAAGACCAAGAGCAACTGCAGATGACCTAATTTATAATGCTGGTCTTACATATGCCTGCCCACTTTTTCTCTATAAAATGGATCTGGGATCAACAATTCATCCCGAGCACCTAGAGGCATTTCATAAAACTTCCTATGAAGGTGTTTATAATTTTTGGTCGCAAATGGGTTCTCAAATAACTGTTGAGCAAATTACAGATTTTAATCCATACCTCGGTAGGGTTGCCGAACCATCTGGACAAGTGGCACAATAAAACCCCAAAGGCGCCATTGGTGTGCTATCGTTTAACAAACAAAAGAAACAAATGAAATACAGAATTGCTGAAGCCAATAGAACTTTTACGCCGCAATTAAAAGCTGGATTTTGGTGGATTAATATTGGTTGTGCTTATCACAACTATGAAACAGCACTAAATCAAATAAAAAACCACGACAAAGAAATTAAGGAAAGAAAAGATCCGGTCTATCATTACATTTCTTCTTTGGACTGAATCCAGTCTTTAAGACTATAAATGTAACGGCGCAAATACTCTGCCCGGTCCCTATGAAAAGTATCACCAGTTGCAAGATAAAACTCGCTATGTAAATCTATAGTCTTAATAATATGCGCAATCTTCGGACACCACTCATCTCTTACTGTCGTGCTCCATTCCCGTGCCATTATAAGAAAAAGATTTTAACTATTTATCGGGACACTTTGCAAACTGTCCATAAAATTACCGATTCACTGTAAAAATAGTCTATACTGTTTACAATCAACTAAAATCTTATGAAGCTAAATCTTGCTGACCTAAAAAATCTTGATTATGCACTTTCCGTTGCACTTAAAACTATCAAGAAGCACAATAAGTTTGATGAATATGATGTAAATACTACCGAATTGCAGGAGCTGCACGTTCGCATTCAAGAGGCAGCCGAAGAATATGACATTTAAAGGGGGGGCAGTAAAGTGAAGGTACGAATTTTTAGCGATTTGCACCTAGAGTTTAATCATCCCGGTAATTATTTCGTTCCAGGTGAAGGTGAAACATTAATTTTAGCTGGTGACATTCTTACGGCTAAACATCTTAAAACCAATGGAGACCAGCGCGTTGTCTATGAAACATTTATCAATGATTGCTCAAAAAACTATGATCATGTTCTTTATGTATTAGGAAATCACGCATTCTATGGTTACAATTATGAGGGAACTCTTAAAACCATAAAAGAACACCTTCCTGTTAACGTTCACCTTTTACAGAATGATACCATAAAGATTGGAAATTGGAATTTCGTTGGAACCACTCTATGGACCAACTTTCGCAATGGAAATCCCATAGAAATGATGGATGCCGAGCAAATTATGAAAGATTATAAAGTCATTCGCATTGGCTCAAAATATAGAAAGTTGAGAGCACAAGATACGCTGAACATGCACATTGAAAGTAAGAATTATCTTCTCAACCAATTTAAAACTCTAGATAAGAACGTATTTGTGATTACTCATCACGCCCCGAGTTATCGTTCAGTTGCGGATAAATATAAAACTTCATCGTGTAATAGCGCATATTGTAGCGATTTAGATGAGTTGATTATGAGTCATCCTCAAATTAAATACTGGGTTCATGGACATACCCACACTCATTTTGATTATAAAATTGAAGAGTGTAGGGTCATATGTAATCCTCGTGGCTATCCTCAGGAAAATACTGGCTTTGATCCAAACTTTGAGATAGAGATATTATGAATAGCCGAAAAGAGATTTCTTTAGAAGACGTTGAAACTAAGGTGAATGCACTAATTAAGGCATACTCCGTTCAAAATCATGCCATTCAACAACTGAAAAATAAGATTTCAAAAATGGAAAATACAATAACCAGCCTGCAGGCTAAAACCCGACAATGACGATATTTCTGGTTGCAATTATTAGCTGTACTCAAGTAGAAGAAATAACCAGCAGAGTTCTGAACAACACTAATATAACGGTTCAGCAAAAATTTGAAATAATCAAAGAATTGACCGAGATAAATCCAAAATGTTTAAATGCACTTTTAGACTATGATTGACGAATTTGAATTAAAGAAACTCAACACCATGACTGCCTTTCTTAAAGCTGAGAGTGAGTCTTTTTCTGAAGATACTATTATCTTTATTGAATGTCTTATTGGTCGTTATAATTTAGTTGCTGCACTTTCTGAAGAAATTAAGATTGAGGATATTCCAGATGAAATTTTGGACATTATCCGCGAAGGTAGGGCGCCGAATGTGGAAGATTTATTGCCATTGGATAGTTTTGCTCAGACCTACTTAATATCTCAACTTATCTGGATTTGTGGAATAGGTAGAATAATTTACTATTCAGATGAAAGTAAAGCTGAAGAGATTATCAAAATGCAAGAACATTCTGGAGCACATTTTTGGGCGAGTTATATTTATTCTGCTTTTGCTCTTTTGAATTGTAGAGTTATATCAGATGAGTTTATGGCCATACTGACCAATAATTATGATAATAGCACACAAAACGTATTGAGACTGAACAGAATTTTTATTGAACTTTGTGAGTGCATTTATCTAAGACACCACGAGGATTTACACTATTACGAACTTAAAGTGCATGAATAAAATAATAACATTTGAGGATTGGTTTCATCAATTGGAAGAATTTAGTCTGAAAAGTGAGAGATTCTTTGATGATTGCGAATACTATTCAAATTGCACTGATGCGGTAGATAAAATGGAAGCCGAGGCAATCATTCTTGCATGGCTAAAAGCGGCATTTGAGGCTGGTAGAGAAAGTGGCTAAAAAACGTAGAAATCTTAATGCAACTACAAAAGTTAATCCACCGGCTCATAGTAATCAGCCTGTAGATCTATCGGTTAGGGAAACTTTTCATCTTAAGTTTCCATTTGAGTTGCACCATATGGATAAAACCGAAAAGAAGATCTGCTGGTTCAAAGATAAAATTGATATGGAAAAGTACATGAAAAAATATGCACTTAAACCAAAAGATTGCAACATACTACAAACAAAACCTAGAACTTAAATGATTAATCATATTACTGGCGACATCATAAAGCTTGCAGAGAGTGGAAAATTTGATTATATTCTACAAGGCTGCAATTGTTTTCACACTATGGGATCTGGCCTAGCTGGCCAATTGGTAAAGAAATACCCATTAGTTTTGGAAGCGGATAAAACTACCGCTTACGGAGACAGAGAAAAACTTGGAAAATGGACATCCGCGAAAATTTCTGCAAATCACAATCAATTTACTATTGTCAATGTCTATACTCAATTCTTTTTTGGACTGGGAACTGATGTATTTGAGTATGACAGCTTCGATGAATTTCTTAAAAGCTTTGGCGAGCATCTTAGAATGAGAGGTACTAGAGTCCGAGTGGCATTTCCTAAAATTGGTGCAGGCTTGGCTGGTGGCAATTGGTCAAGGATTCTTCAATCTATCAGTAATTTTTCAGAATTAAATTCTGATTTTATTGATGTAACCGTTGTCAATTATACGAATGACCAAGTTTAAGCCGGTCCACAAACTGTCCACTAAATCTCCAATTTAGCGAAAATGTCATATGATACTAACAAGCCAAAAGGCGCCACACACCCGAAAACAATTTAATTATGTCGGATTCACATTACAGCAATGCTTTTGATAGTCTATCAGAGCTTGAATGCTCTAGTATCAGTTTTATTCACCTAAGGGACTTTCTAATGTTCATTACAGATAAGGCTGAAAATGGTGAAAATGTTGAAGACTATCTCTACACTGCAATTGGACTACTTGAGTTTGCAACCGAAAAGTTTGATAAGCAGTTTGCCCGAGTGTGGAGTGAGGTACTTGTTAATCATCCAACTAAAACCCCTATTGAGAATTGAAAATGGCAAAAACTGACCGAGATTCAAATTATATGAGAGAAGCTTTCGGAACAACTTCTCTTGTTACTGATTATGTGGACACTGAAGTAAAACTGAGTCCACGAGCAGAAAGTTTGCTACGAGTGGCAAGACAATCTTATTCGTCTGGTCCTGCTGTAATTGTTGCCGAGGTTCTTCGGGAACTGGCTAAAATGGCAAATTCACCATAACTGTAACCGTAGAGGCTGTTGTTTCTCCTGTTGCTATTCTACTTCCCGATAATCTTTTGGAAATCGCTCAAGAGTTAGATTCTCAACGGAGTGTATAATGAACAGGCCACTTCTTCTTTTAATCTGCAATCTACCTGCAGTCGCTTGTGTTATCTTTGCTGGCATCTTAGCCCTTCACAGTATTCCAGGTTGGGGATGGTTTCTATTTGTTGGACTTTTGACGACATGCTATCTATCTTCTTCGGAAAGCTCTAAGTGATCAATGAACATTAAAACAATCTCTGCGGCTCAAGAGGCCGCCAAACAATTTTTAGAAAGTGTTGAGGTAGTAATGGCCGAAATGGCCCAAAAGAATATTAACTACAGTTATATCACCGGTACAAAGGCAACAGGCGATCTACGCCGAAAGAGTATGACTCTTACTCGTTCACTTGCGGATATGAGAAGACCATGAGTAAAAATGTATCTTTTGGTTGGAATGAGTTAATTCAATCTATGATAATGGAACCGCAAACTATTCAAGACAATAACACCCCTACTCTTGAACTTGAGTTCAGTCTTCAGGCTCCAAGACTAGAAGAGCAACTACATGGTCAAGGAATGAGACTTGATCTTAGGCCATATTTAAGACAAAATTTGCAAAAGATGGTTGATAGTTACATTTATCTAACCTCTAACGAATTTATGAATGTTATTGGCGATAATCGGGTCATCTTTGAAAGAATGAAAACTCTTATTGCTTCTTATTGTGTTCCTCTCAACGCGGAAACAGACCAAGAAGTTGCGGATGCAATAAAATTAGCAGAACGAGTCGCTAATGGCCAAGAACGCACTTACAGCTTTGAGGAATCTATGGAAGATCTAGGTCTTTCTAATAATGCACCCAAAACATTCGAGTTATCTCCATTGTGTAGTTTAGTGTACTATAATTATCCTGAACTGTCAGAACTTACTCTCGAGTATGAGTTGGGGGATGATCTTGTTGACACTATCAATCTTGACCCCGAACAAACCCGAGATTTGAGTATATGGCTAGAGAGATCGGCTAATCCTGTTGATGAAGCCACCTGTGAATCTATCCATAGAGTGACAAAATTCCTTGAAGAATATGGTAAGATGAGAAATATGGATCCCGAAACTATTCATAGACTTAATACTGGAGACGATGAACGATCCGCTGAACTTACAGTAAGCGATCTTAAAAACATTCTTACTTACATTCAATAAAATGGAGACATCTTGCCCCTTTGAAGGATACTTTGAGATTGCAAAGCACGTCTCAACAAAAATTCTAGAATCTGCCGAAGAGAAACCAAGTTTCACAATTTGGTTTTTTCGTAGAGAAACTGAAAACTTTACGCAAGAGGATTTCTTGAATAATCTAGAACCAAACAATTTTGGTTGGGACAACGTAACACGCGAACTGTTCTACAAATCTAAAGAAAATGAAACTTATTCCGTGACTTTTAATGTTTATGAAACTAACCGATGATGAGTGGAAAGAGATGAATAGTCTTAGAATGGCTATTAGTTACGATCCATCAACTGTGGTTCCAGAAAAAATGGAAAAGTTCACCGAATTATTTGTAAAATCCATCGAGGGTGCTGATGATTCTCCACCGATTAAACATAATGAAATTTCTTAAAAATCCACAGCAGAAAGCACTATCCGATGAGAATAAAAGATTTCTGACCTTTGTAACTCTACTAAAAAAAGATTTCGGGCTCAGTTCGCCTGATATTGTAAGAAAAGGAGTTGCCCTTTTATTCATCGCCAAACAAGAGGAGCAGAAAGGTAGACGACTTGTGTTTGTTGACGACAACGATAATGTTGTCGTAGAGGTTCATTCAATATGAATTTAAAGGAACAAGCATTGGACCCCAACACGCCACCAGAAATCCTAACAATTCTTGCCCGAGATGAGGATTATTGTGTTCGCTGGAGAGTTGCAGGCAACTCCAACACGCCACCAGAAGCCCTAACAATTCTTGCCCGAGATGAGGTTGGGGATGTTCGCTGGGGAGTTGAAAGAAACCCAAATGCAACCCGAAACGTAATTCAGACCGTAAGAGCCTATGAGTTTTATAAACAAATGGAGAAGTAAAATGAATAATGAAGCAAAAACTCTATACACTCAAGCTTTAGAAAAATGGGGCTTTGAACCACAATTAAACCAACTTCAAGAAGAATGCGCCGAATTAATAGTCGCGTGCAATAAACTTAGACGTAAGGGAGAAGATGCTAAGCCATTGATGATTGACGAATTGGCAGATGTTGTCATTATGACTCAGCAAATAATTTATGCAATGGAAGTTGAGAAAGAAGTTGAAGTGCGCATGAATTTTAAGTTAAAACGAATTGGAGAAAGACTTGGAACCCATTAAATCTCTGGTGATTGCCAACTGGTTTTTGGAAAAAGCCTGGTGCTGCAATCTTAAAATTACAGCTATAAGACTGCAAAAACTTGTATATTTTGCTCACGGGTGGCATTTGGCCTTATATAATAAACCGCTTACAGATGAACTGCCGCAAGCCTGGAGTTGGGGCCCCGTATTTTCCGAGATTTACGATGTGACCAAAAAGTATGGTAGTCAGCCAATTTATGAACACGTTTCGGAAACCACTATTCAATCCGATGATACCCGAATACATCTGTTAGAAAAAGTATGGAAGATTTATAATAAATATTCTGACGTTCAGCTTTCTAGTCTAGCCCGTGAAGACGGTTCTTGGCATATAACCCGGAAAAAATATCCTAACCGAAGAAATGCGAGCATAGATGACGACACAATTGAACAAGCATTTAAAGACAAAATCCAATTACAATCATCCGTAAAATGAACAAACTTGAACTTGCCTACAACACCAACACCCCTTCAGAAACTCTAACAATTCTTGCCCAAGATGAGTATTTTACTGTTCGCTATGAAGTTGCGGGCAACACCAACACTCCACCAGAAACTCTAACGATTCTTGCCCGAGATGAAGATGCTAATGTTCGGTGTAGAGTTGCATGGAACCCCAACACTTCTCCAGAAACTCTAACATTTCTTGCTCAAGATGAGGAAGCGATTGTTCGTTATAGAGTTGCATACAACCCCAACACTCCACCAGAAACTCTAACGATTCTTGCCCGAGATGAGAATGATGATGTTCGGTGTAGAGTTACAGAAAACCCTAATGCACCTCTAGGTGCATTAATAAATATTTGCCTGGACAATGACGAAAGATTCAGAATACAAGTTACGAGTGCTATTTCCAACAAAGATGAAACCCAACAAAAACTAGAAGAATTAGAACTACTAAAACAACAAGCCCAAGGAAAAATCTTTGACCTATAAATAATTCATAATTTAGAATAACGAAATGAAAACATTTCATCAATTTTATGAAGATATTTCACAAAGTAGACAAAATTCGGCTCAACGAACTCAAGAGAGTTTAATTAAACAAAAGCGAGAATCAGAAGCTCGCCGCGAACAACAGCAAGCCGAAGCTGAGGCCCGAGCAGAAGAAGCAGAAAGACAAAGAATTGAAAGAGAAAAAGAAAACAGATTAGCAGCATTAGAGCAGAGACTGAACCGACAATGAAATATATAATCTATTCAAAGGAAAATTGTCCATATTGTGAACAAATTAAACAGGTGATGAACCTGGCCAATCTAGAGCACGAAATACTCACTCTTGATAAACATTTTTCAAAGGAAGAATTCTACGCAATTTTTGGAGAAGGCTCAACTTTTCCTCAAGTAATTCAAGGTGAAACAAAACTAGGAGGCTGTAAAGATACGATTCTATTTTTACGGAATCAAAAGATTCTCTAATGGAAGAAGTACATACTGACATTGAAAAAGCTATTGATTTTGCATTTGTAGAAAGTAAATTTATTCTTAATTTTTACACATATCTGCAACAAAAAGAGTTCAGACGTGCCGATGCCCAGGAGTTTCTTAAGAGTCGCACTGCACTCAATATATTAGCCATTATTCAAGAATTGTCCGAATACCTTGAGGGAGGTCAAGACCCTAGACACAGCTACCTTAGAGAGGCTTATGGGCACCTCTCAAAGCCTTTTGCGAGGAAGATCAAGATTTATCTTGAGTCATTTATTACAGACACAGAGAAATACATTTATGATAAAAGGCTCGGTAGACGTGCGAAACCCAAAACTAAATAGGGGTAAGGAGTATTTGCTCCGAAAAAGACGAGAAGATAATTTTTTCTTTACTATTGTTAAGAGTATATCTCTCTTCTCAAGAGAAATCAATCTTAAAATTGAGCTAAAAATAAACAAACAAAATCTCGGAGAACGACCGCAATGATTAGTTTATTGGTAACCTTAATTGTTCTGATTTCTCTTTGCATTTTATTGGTGGGTCTAGTTTCCGGCTTTATTGTCGCTAAATTTTATCCTCCAGCTCCAAGACTCCATCCAGAGATGTATAATCCCGATGGTAGTATTAGGCCAGACATTCTACACGCAGTAACTTTTGACGGAGATTATGACTACACAGACGAAGACGACCAAGAAGAAACCAGCGACACCTGAAAAGCTTCAGAGCAATCCATTTTTGTTTGAAGTTTTTGATTTGGTGGTAAAACAGCGAAGTAATGCCAAGAAGGTAGAAATTCTGCAGGAATATAAAGATCCATCTATAATGGCGGTATTCTTTTGGAATTATGACGATAGCATTAGATCCGCAATTCCAGAAGGCGATGTACCCTTTGCAGAGGCCCGAGATATTGGAGTTGTCGGTAATGATACCAGTTTCTCTGATAGTTTGAATAAACAGATTGTGTCATCTGAAATGATTGATAGTTATGGCAGTAATAACCGCACCACAATCCGTAGAGAGCATAGTAAATTCTTTAACTTTATTGTTGGAGGAAATGACAGTCTGTCTAGTATTCGCAGAGAGACCATGTTTATCAATATAATTCAAGGATTGCACCCCCGAGAAGCCGAAATTATGTGTCTAGTGAAGGATAAAAAACTACAGTCAAAGTATAACATCTCGTTTGATGTTGTTAAAGAAGCATTTCCCGAGATTCAGTGGAGCAATAGAGTTTGATGAATTGTTTAGATATTTCTCCAGAAACTCTACCCAAAATCTTGGAAGAAAAAGATCCACAACAGCGTATGGAAGTTGCACTCAATCCCAACACACCGCCAGAAATCCTAACAATTCTTGCCCGAGATGAAAATAAGTGGGTTCGCTGTGGAGTTGAAAGAAACCCCAACACACCCCCAGAAACTCTAACGTTTCTTGCTCAAGATAAGCATGAGGGTGTTCGCTATATTGTTGCACGCAACCGCAATACGCCCCCAGAAGCTCTAACAATTCTTGCCCGAGATGGGGTTTGGAATGTTCGCTGTGGGGTTGCACGAAACCCAAACACACCTCCAGAAATCCTAACAATTCTTGCCCGAGATGAGGATGTTGGTGTTCGCTGGAGAGTTTCATGGAACCCCAACACACCACCAGAAACTCTAACGATTCTTGCCCGAGATGAGGATTTTAATGTTCTCTATCGGGTTGCAATCAATTCCATCACTCCTCCAGAAACTCTAACATTTCTTGCTCAAGATGAGAGTGTGGGTGTTCGTTGTGGAGTTGCATCCAATCCTAACACACCACCGGAAACTTTAACGACTCTTGCCCGAGATGTGAATGAGAACGTTCGCTATGAAGTTGGAAGAAACTCAAACGCTACCAGAGAAGTCATTCAAACTGTAAGAGCCTATGAGTTTTATAAAGAAATGGAGAATAAAAAATGAGTAATAAGTCCGAACCGTGGACGACCGAAGAGCTGAACATTTTACCTAGCAATTATCATTGCGAAATTCTATTGAGCGATGTGAATAGAGATGACATAAATCTTAATGAATTGCCTACGGACGCTCATATTGTTGAGTATAGTGATACCGAAGGAAATCGCATTGACATCTGCCGTTCTTCAAAAATGGTAACTGTCTTTGACCTTTATTATGATAGGTTTGGAAATCATATTTATAAAATTGGGCATTCTAATGGAAAAATTAACCCTAGAAACTGGAAACGATGAGTGGTTTTGCCAAGGCGATTATTAATGAGAAGGAATTAGATAAACTTCTTAAGAGATACAAGAAAGTTAAACGTTATATGCGGAGCAGGTTATACGAAATGAAAAATCTTGACGGAACTGAACAGATTGTTTCTAAACTATTGGAGGACACTCCTGATGAGTAGCATGGGTCATCACTGTCTGTTAAACGTTTACGGTTGTGATTTTAATCTACTTAATGACGAGCAATTTCTTATTCAAGTCTTAAGAGTAGCAGCCGAAAAGTGTGGAGCAACAGTTTTGAATTGCATGTCTCATAAATTTGAACCACAAGGAGTTACTGCCATTTTATTGCTATCTGAATCTCATATTTCCGTGCATACCTTTCCGGAGAAAGCAAAAGCAGCATTTGATATTTTCACTTGCGGAAAGGCAGATTCTAATCTTGGTGTTCAATACATTCTACAGAATATTAATTGTCAGCACCATATAATAAAAGATATTGCCCGATAAACACTGCCTCCAGAGGGGGCTTGACAAACAGGAGAACCTATGCTAGGATACTATAGCTCAAACGAGCCAGCCAAAGAAAAGCTTAACAATAAGACCCTTAAACTTCTAATTCAGAATTTAAAGAATATTGTTGAACTACTTGAAGACGAGATTATCGTTGAGGATGAGCAAAATAATGTTATCAGACTTGAAGATATGATGCAGAATATACAAAAAGAATTTGAAGACCCTGAATATTTGGAGGTAGATTAATGGCATACGATTTGACACCTTTTGAAAAAGATCTTGCAGCATTTGCCGATAGAATCGGAATTATTGTGGGTCTTGAGATTGGAGATAAAATGACCGAAGATGAGGCTTATAAGGAGATTAAACTTCTTGTGAAAGACCTTAAAAATTCCCGTAAGAAAAATAGAGAAGAAGAGAATGAGCAGCAAAGTTGAATTAGTTTCACATACACAAGATGCGGAAAAGTTAATTGCATATTGTGCAAGAGTGTCTAATCCTAAAAATCAGGACAACGAAGAATTTAGCGGTCTTCTTAAGTATTGTATCAGAGAGAAGCACTGGAGTATTTTCCAGATGGCCGATATGACGGTAGAGATTAACTGTCAACTTCCTATTGCAACACAAATTCTTCGGCACAGGAGCTTTGAATTTCAACAATTTTCTCAAAGATATGCTGATGCTACAGAATTGGATCTGGATATTCCCGTTCCAGATTTAAGAAAGCAAGACACCAAGAATAGACAAAACTCAACTGATGATTTGGGTGATTATTTAAAACTCACACTACAAGAAGAAATTAGACAGCATTTTGGGGTCTCACGAAATCTCTATAAGAAACTTTTGAGCCTTGGGGTGGCAAAGGAAAGCGCCAGAATGGTACTTCCAGGTGCAACAATGACTAGACTTTATATGAAAGGAAGCCTCAGATCGTGGATCACATATATCGCTCTCAGAGAAAAGAATGGAACCCAACTAGAACATCAAGAAGTGGCAAAGGCATGTAAGGCTATTTTTGCTGAGTGTTTTCCAGTTGTCTCTGAAGCTTTGGGTGGAGCTAATACTGAATGGGTCATCTGATTACCAATAAATACTTTAGAACTACGAAAGAAAATGGCAATTTATCCGATTATTAATAAAGAAACTGGTGAAACTAAAGTAATTGAAATGAGCGTTCACGATATTGCGTCTTGGTATGCAAAAAATCCAAAGTGGACCCGGAATTGGGCTGAAGGTGCCGCCGGATTTGTCGAAACCGGTGAGTGGAAAGATAAGCTCATTAAAAAGAACCCCGGATGGAATGAAGTCCTACAAAAGGTAAATAAATCAGCCGGCACAAAGAGCCAAATTGGTAAAATCTAACAAACAAACATACACAAACCTATGACTCGTAAAAGAAGGGCTACATCCGAACGAACTTCTTTAGGCTACAATAAAAATCAAAGACGAAATGGTAGAACAATTAATTTAGAGCTGTTGCATAAAATGCACCCTCTTACTGATAATCAGGCCAAGCTTTTTGATTCTTATGAACGAGGACAAAACATTTTAGCTTACGGATCGCCGGGAACGGGTAAAACTCACGTTCTTCTTTACAATGCACTCAGAGAAGTTCTTAACGAAAGAACTCCTTATGATAAGATCCTTATCGTTAGGTCTACAGTACAATCTCTTGAAATTGGATTCGTTCCTGGTAATGTGGCAGAGAAGATTGCACCATTTGAGGCTCCCTATAAGCAAATGGTTCAATCCATGTTTGATCTTTCAACCGATGAAGAATTTGAAATGATCTATGGACTTCTTAAGAGTGAAAAGATAATTGACTTCATGTGTGTTTCCTTTCTTAGAGGAACTACTTTTGATAATTGTTTAATAATTGTGGACGAATGCCAGAATCTTAACTATCACCACCTTTCTACCATTATCACTCGCGTTGGACAAGATAGTAAGATTTTCTTTGCAGGAGATTATAGACAATCTGATCTCGTAAAACAAAGTGAGCGTATGGGTTTTAATCATTTTGTTGATGTCTTAAATGAAATGCAATCAGTTGACCTTATTAAATTTGGTATTGAAGATGTGATTCGCTCAAATCTGGTTAAGGAATTCCTAGTGGCGGAACATAAAATTGACACTCAGTAAAAAATGAATCTAAAAGAAAAATTAAACGTAATCCAACGACCCATCTTTGAACACGCCGAACTAGATATTCCGAAAATAAAGCGAACAACTATTGATGGCATCAGGTATTATAAAATTCCTGATGCCGAAAAAGAACTAACATTTATTTCTGTTACCTCAGTTACATCAAATTATAACAAAGAAAAACTTGCAGAATGGCGAAAGAGAGTTGGCGAAGACGAGGCAAATAAAATCACAAAATTTGCCACAACTTTAGGAACTCAATATCATGCACTCTCTGAGGCATTTTTCAAGAACGAAGATATTCCAGAGAAGTCAGCTCTTGCTAAAATACTTTTTAGAAATGCAATTCCAACCTTTAAGAAGATAGGCAAGATCTATACGATTGAAAATCCGTTGTATTCACTATTATGGGAATTAGCCGGAACTCCAGATATGATTGCCGATTATGAAGGAGTTCTAAGTGTCATAGACCACAAAACCTCAAAAGAACCAAAGCCCGTAGAATGGATTGAAGGTTATTTTGTTCAATGTTTTACCTATGCTCTCATGTATGCAGAGTTATTTGGCATCATGCCAAAACAGCTAGTGATCATTATGTCTTGTCAAAATGGCGAAGTGAAAGTCTATATTGAAAAAGACCTGCGGAAGTATGTCAAGATTTTAAGAAAATACATCAACAAATTTATATCAGACAAAAATGAAAGCAACCGATGAATTGAAGCAAGAATTTGAGAAGAAGTTCAATAGTCCAGATAAATTTGCAGCAGAGATTGAGAAAATGGTTTCAGAGAGAGATGATCTAAATTACATCTCTGCAATTACTGAATACTGTGATGCCAATAATATTGACATCGAATTAGCTCCAAAGCTAATAACCAAAACTCTTAAGGAAAAAATTCAAGGCGATGCAACCAGACTCAATTTTCTAAAGGGAGGTTCTAAGGCTAGACTACCTCTATGAATCCGTTTGAAGTTTATGTCACCTTTCTTGCACTGAAAAGACATTTTTCAACTCCTTCATACGATTACTTTAAATATCACGGTAAAATAAAATGCTCCCAAGAGACATTTAAGAAATCTAAAGATCGTTTATTCTTTGAAAGATTGAGCAGAAAGAAGAAACCAAAAGAGATAATAGATTTCTTTGTTTTCAATTTTGTTGCATCGGACAATCCCGCCTCATTGTGGATCGGGGATATTATTAAAAACGGTGAAGGAATATACACAGAAGGTCTTAGAATTAGAGAGTCATTATCATACATTTTTGAGCAAGACCTAAGAACTCTTACAGATAATCAACATCTGTTTGAGGTGGTAAAAATAGATGGCTCAAAACATCCTAAGATCTTGAGGTCTTATCTCAATAAGACAATTAAATTTGAGACTCTTCTTATTATGCTAACAGTCTTGAAACTAAAGGAAAAATATAATGAATTTCTACAAGATCCAATATGGAATATTATCAGCAGTAAGCTAGAGAAATATTCACCGTTTATTGAGATTGATCATAATAGATACAGCGAAATAATACGCAAATATATTTGATGTTAAACAAAACAATAAAGCGAGCTATACAAAAACGAATAAAAAAACACCATAAACTTTACGATCTACCTGTAATTGCCGAATATTGGGAAGAGGTATTTGCCAAATCCGTTGAAGACGGCGAAGGATATAGCGATTGGAAACCAGATAAGTCTCATTGTATCGGAAAAGATCAGGTATGCACCATTGATGGTGAAACATATAGAATATCAAATAAGAGTGGCAAATACAATAGAAAAAATGAGACTCTTGTTATCAGCGGATCAAGAAGCGGAGAATATGAAACTCTTGAGGATAAGATAAAATTCTTTTCAGACAAGAAAGAAGATGTCTATGTGTGCTGTGCAACCGAGACAAAAAAGCCTTCAAGTAAGAACTATTACATCTTCTTCTTTGAGAGTAAATTGTTAAACTATTCAGAGGCAATCTGGTTGCCGAAATATGGCAAAAATCAAACTCAGACTGGATGGTACTGTGACACTGACAATTACAGAGCAGAAATAAGACACTCCTTGAGCGGTCAAATCTGGACCACAATAAAGCTGCTCAATGCCAATATCACCCCGGAGGTTATTTCAATTGATTGATTTATATCAAGGAGATTGCCTAGAGATTATGCCGAGTATTCCCGACAATTCGGTTGATATGATTCTGGCAGATCTACCATATGAAATAACAGCCGCAAAGTTTGATATTCTTATTCCCTTTGAGCCTTTGTGGAACCAGTATAATAGAATTGCAAGAGAAAATGCAGCAATGGTTTTCACTGCATCTCAACCTTTTACTACGACTCTTATATCATCCAATCTTAAAAATTTTAGATATGAATGGATATGGGAAAAACCCCAAGGAACAAATCCAATGGTAGCCAAATATCAGCCTCTTAAGTCTCACGAGAATATAGTGGTCTTTTATAGAAAGAGCCCAACATACAATCCCCAAATGACTATTTCTACTCCTTATGGTGGATTTAAGTCAACCAAGAAAAAACTGGGCGAAGTCTATGGCGATCTGAAATCCGAGCATCGTGATAATCCAGAAGGTTCTAGGTATCCAAAAACTGTTATAAAATTCAGACAGGAAAAAGGTCTACACCCAACACAAAAACCTTTAGCTCTTATGGAATACCTTATTAAGACATATACCAATGAGGGTGATGTGGTTCTAGATAATGTATTTGGAAGTGGAACAACGGGTGTAGCTGCAAAGAAGACGGGGAGAGGATATATCGGTATGGAACTTAACGGAGATTATTTCAAAATTGGTTCCGAGAGAATAAACAAAACTCCAGCTCCAAATGCCCTAGACACTCTATTCTAAATATTCCTGGTTGGCAAACCTTTGATTTCAAAAAGCTTCCAAACACTGCTAAATAAAACGCACAACCATAAAATGAACATGACTGAAATAATTCTACCAGAAATAACTACCGAAGACCTTGAGACACTCGAACGTCTCGCAGAAGAAAATCTAAAAACTGAACAGAATATTAAGCTAGCCGAAAATCCAGAAACCTCACCAGAAATCTTGAAGACTCTTTATCAGGAAAAAGATTCATATCTCCGTAATAGAGTTGCACGCAACCCCAACACGCCACCTGAAACTCTAACAATTCTTGCCCGAGATGAGGATTGGGGTGTTCGCTATGAGGTTGCAAACAACCCCAACACACCACCCGAAACTCTAACAATTCTTGCCCGAGATGAGGATTCTGGTGTTCGCTGTGGAGTTGCACGCAACCTCAACAGTCCACCAGAAACTCTAACATTTCTTGCTCAAGATGAGATTGTGAATGTTCGCATGACAGTTGCGGGCAATTGTAGTACGACAATAGAAACACTAATTAATCTTTCAGGGGATCTAGACTGGCATGTTCGTTGGAGAGTTACAATTAACCCTCAAACACTACCAGAAACTCTAACGGTTCTTGCCCAAGACGAGAATTCTTATGTTTGTTCTGTGGCAGAAGCAATTCTAAACCGGAAATAACTACAACCTTCTAAATATTCCTGGTTGGTAAACCTTTGATTTCAAAAAGCTTCCAAATCAAAACAAATAAAACATCTAACGCAATTCAACGTATTATGGATTTCAAACAACTTAAAAAGCAGAGCAAATCAGGAATCGGTGCTCTTACCGAAAAGCTCCTGAAAGATGCCGAAAAATTAAATAGTAGCTCTTATACCGAAGATAAAAATATCTTTAAATTAGAAACTGATAAGAGTGGAAATGGACGAGCGATTCTACGCTTTCTTCCTGCCCCATCAGGAGAAGATGCAGCCTTTGTTCGCCTTTATAATCATGGTTTTCAGGTAAATGGCAAGTGGCTCATTGAGAATTGTCCAACAACTCATAATGAATCGTGCTTTATATGTTCCGAAAATAGCGCACTCTGGAACAGTGGAATTGAATCTGATAAGGCAATTGCCCGCGATAGAAAGCGTAAACTATCTTATTATGCCAACGTATATGTTGTCAGTAATCCTGCAGATCCTTCACTTGAGGGTACTGTAAAGATCTTCCGATTCGGCCAGAAAATCTTTGATAAGATTCTATCAGCGGTAAAGCCGGAATTTGATAGTGATCCGGTCATTGAACCTTTTGATTTCTGGGAGGGTGCAAATTTCCGTCTTATTGTTAAGACTGTTGAAACCACTATTAACGGTAAGCAACGTAAGATGCCCAATTATGATGATAGCAAATTTGAATCTAAGAGCGAATTTCTTGGGGGCGATGACGATAAGCTAGAAGCCGTATATAGTCAATTGCATTCTCTTCAGGAGATTGTTGCTCCAAGTAAGTTTAAGACCAATGAAGAACTTCAAAAGCGGTTCTATATGGTTACTAATTCGCGTCCTGCCCCTAGTGCTGAAGAGCAGGAAAAGGAATTGGAAGAACTTCTGAATCCTCAGCAAGATATTCTCGCTGAACTCGAGGAGTCATATTCCAAGGCTAAGGCAACAGTATCCGATGACGATGATGAAGACCTTCAGCGTTTTATGGCACTAGCTGACGGTTGATCTGGCGGGGGACACTTTAATAGGTGTCCCCCCTTTTTCTTTAAGGGCAGTCTCTTGGTGTTATTATAGGAACAACAAGAAAAACACTATGTATTCTGTTGCACAAAACCCCAACACACCACCAGAAACTCTAACACTTCTTGCTATAGATGGGGTTGGTTATGTTCGTTGTCACGTTGCAGAAAATCTTAACACTCCAATAGAAACTCTAACGTTTCTTGCCCGAGATGGGAATTGGTTTGTTCGCTATTGTGTTGCAGACAACCCCAACACACCACCAGAAATCCTAACAATTCTTGCCCGAGATAAGGATGGGGATGTTCGCATGTGTGTTGAAAGAAACCCAAATTCAACAAGAGAAATCATTCAAACAGTAAGAGCCTATGAGTTTTATAAGGAGCATCCAACATTATGAAAGACCAAAATCTTCTGTTAGCATACAACACCAACACACCACCAGAAACTCTAACGTTTCTTGCTCGAGATGAGGATGTGTTTGTTCGTTGTGGAGTTGCGTATAACTCTAACACTCCACCAGAAATCCTAACACTTCTTGCCCGAGATAAGGATGGGGGTGTTCGCTGGACTGTTGCACAAAACCCCAACACACCACCAGAAACTCTAACAATTCTTGCCCGAGATGAGGATTATTATGTTCGTTGTAGAGTTGCCCACAACCCCAACACACCTCCAGAAACTCTAACAATTCTTGCCCAAGATGAGGATGAGGATGCTCGCAGTGGAGTTGCACGCAACCTCAACACTCCACCAGAAACTCTAACGTTTCTTGCTCGAGATGAGGATGTGTTTGTTCGTTGTGGAGTTGCGTATAACTCTAACACTCCACCAGAAATCCTAACAATTCTTGCTCAAGATGAGTATTCGGGGGTTCGCCGAAATGTTGCAGACAACCCCAACACACCTCCGGAAATCCTAACAATTCTTGCCCGAGATGTACATGCGAGTGTTCGCATGTGTGTTGAAGGAAACGCCAACTCAACAAGAGAAATCATTCAAACAGTAAGAGCCTACGAGTTTTATAATACTCACGAATAGAGTCTACTGTTTTCTCCTCTTTTTAATGTATCATTGACATATTGTGAACCACCTATCTTATAGCTACTAAACTCTTCAGCATCATTAAGAATGATACCAAGATAAGTTGGCTTCAGTATATAAATTTCCCGTTTCTTATTATTAAGATTTAACTCATAATCATAATTGCTCACTTCTGTTAAGACTTTAGAACTCGCAAGCCTAATTGTACTATTCTTATCTGTATATTCAAAGTAATAAGAATTTCCCGAAACTCCACCACTATATGCAGCTTCTTCTAGATTACTATTACTCATTGGTGGACTAGCAATATCAGGAACAGATGAAAGTTGATATGAAAATGCACTAATATTTCCGGTTCCGAACGGATCTTGAATATCAGTAACACGGAAAGTCCCGTTAAAAATATTATCAGTGATGTTGCTTATGTTAATCTCATCGCCTATCTTTAGACCCTGAATACCAATTGATAGTGTGACACTTGCAATATTAGTTGGGGTAATGCCATCTCCACAAAATATCTGAAAGATTTTCTTAGTATTAACTTCAACGAAGTTTCCATTAGTTTTCCAATTTGGTTTCATTCTAATACCGGATGGGAGCATAACAATACCATCGGAATTTTTAATCTCAATAGTTTCGTAATGATGAATGCCACCATGTAAATTCTCATAAGAACCATACTTATCCAACATTGCAGAATCAAAAGAATTATTATCCAGGGGCCATTCAGATCTTACATCTAAAATATTATTTGATAAAAGAATAACCCAATCAAGTGAAGGATCGCTATAATATTTTTCCGCAACCTGATCTGGTCTTTCATTTCCTACAATGTTATATTTCGTGAAGTAGACCAAATCTCCGAAAATATCTTCTCTCAATCTACCTCGTCTGAAAAGATTCTTGATTTGAATGTAATCAGAAATACTAGAAGTTTTCTCTGGATTAATGTAGTCTAGATTTGGAATCGTGCGAAAATAGAATGGCATTATCAGTAACCTATTGAAACGTTAGATTTATCATCTTTAAATTCATCGTGATCGTAATCATCAAAATACACCGGCTCAAGTTCTTGAAATTGCATATCTAAAGAATATGCCGACATTGTGGCCTCAGTATCTCCATAAGTCATATATTGATTGGATGGCGTATAATTGACCGAGAAATTCTTTAGAGCGCAAGTTTTGATCTTGTTTAGAGAAGTATGATCGGATTTCTTTATACCATTAACATATCTAATATCATAAACCATCGGGGTCTTTAGAAATATATCTGCAACACCCTGACGAGGTGCCATACTTTGCTTGAATACTCTTATGATCTTTTTGACTACTATTGCCTCTTGCTCCTCTCTTGGTGTTAGGTCAAATCTAAAACTAAATGGGCGCAATTCAACATTCTGAAACAGGAGTTCCATATTTGGATTTAAAATTGCCCCGAATGCTCTACTAAAGAAGTTATTATTAGAGCTAGTTGCCATTTTGACCATTTCCGCCTGAATAAATGCCTGAACAGCCGGATTAATACTTTTGTTTTGTATTAGATCTGAAAATTCACTAATTATGGATGTCGGGTCTTCATTTTGAGCGGTTAGCGAAACAAATGATGCGGCTTGTTGTATTGCATCTAAAGGCTCTGCACCCCAATTTACATTATTGCTATCGGTAATTCCACCTTGAATTGGTAATCTTATCGTGCTCCTGATTACTTTCTTCTTATCAGTGCTACCATACCTTTTAAGTCTTTGTAATCCCTCAGTTGTAAAAATTCTAGGTTGGTATTCAATAACCTTAAATTCAATAAAATCTTGAGTTGAATTTTTATCAAAATTTAAAGGGTATGATAAATTCAGACTATTTTTAAACCCATTACTCTCAAAAGCCTTAGAAAGTGGATCTATTCCTTTCTTTTGAATTGATATATTTCTAACTCTAGTTGAATCCGCCTGCTCTGTTGAGGCACCAGTGTTATTGAAACCTGGAAGATACTTAAACTGCTCAGAGAGTGGAGTGGAACTATTTCCCAGTTTTTCCTTTATAACCGCAGTTCGTTGCGTTTCTGCAGCTTTTCCTACAACATCTAGAATACTTTTTTGAACCGATTCTGGATATGTTTTTAAAATTGTTGAAGGTAGTTGAGTATATTTCTTATCGCCATCAAATTCCGAATTAAAAACAGCAGTCTTTCCACCGCCAGTGGTATCGTAAACGGTCATATTTCCATAATTTTTGGAATCAACTTCAACAATATAACTTCTACTCTGCTCTTTTACTGTGGTAATTCCAAAAGGATTTTTAGGCTCATTCTGAGTGGGAATCCATTTAACCTTTGCCGTAAATGGTTTAGAGACTAAATCTGCCATTACACATAATTCCCACTATATTATATTTATTCTGGAATATATATGGGCAAAAATGTTGGTATCTGTAGAAAATATTCCAATTCGTGTGGTTTGATTCTATAGAACTTACTTTGTACTCTTGAGAAGTTGTAGTTTCTATAAACGCTCTCAACATACTGTGGAGCCCGTTCCCAGTGAAAATTAAATCCTCTATAATAAGATCTATCTGCAGAAGTTAGAAGTATAACCGGAAATACATCATAATACTTTCCTTTTGTTACGGCAATATACTTAAAAGTGTAAAGTCCGTGCCGGTCTAGTGCTTCTTCGCCTCTTCCCAATTTCTGTAGTAGCTCAATTGCCAAATTGAAATATTGTGGTGGACTAAGATTGGGTGGCAGTTTTTCAACAAAGTTCTTTACTGCATAATACTCATCTGTTTCCTCTAATATAGATGGTGGAAATACAACAGACGGATCTGCTTTTTTTAAATTATCTAGAATTACTTTTATTCTAGTTTCACTAGCCTTTCCTAGCCTAGAGAAGAATTTTCTTAGAGTCTGAACCGCTGACAGTGCCATTCTGGCACCAGCGTTTAATTGCATTGGGAACTTCATAGAAATAACTCGTTCTCTGTGATTTTAATAAATTCTAGACCATTTTCTTTGCAGAAGTTTTCGGCCGCAGTCCACTTCGCCAGATTTTTTTGATAAGTAGCCATCTCATTTAAATATGTCTTAGACTTTTTCCGGGCTGAAGGCTTAGGAGGTTCAGTCTGTCTTTTTGGTTTAATCTCAATAATGTATTTTTTTACAACTCCGGTCTTATCTCTTATTTTTATATAAAGATCTGGAAAATATCTTCTTATCTTATTAGTAGTTGGATCAAAATATTTGATTATTATTGTCTCACTACTCCACTCTAATATTTCTGATGTCCTATCACACCAATGAAAAGCCTTGAGTTCATAGCTACTTCTATAGACAATATCATTCACATCTCCAACATATTTTTGGGGATTAATTGGTCTAAAATAGTTTTGAACGTATTTTTTCTCTGCCAAAGCTAAATAATATATAAGCAATTAGTAATATTTATGTCGTTACAAGGAGATTCCAATCCCAAAAAGATTAAGGACATAAAAGCCACAATTCTTAGGCCCGCATTAACCTCTCATTTTTCCATTAAGATAGTGCCACCTGAAGGTCTGATAGAATTTCTACGAAATGGCGGCAGATTTGGTAGTCAATTTAGTCAGTCATTTCTGGACAATTTAGTCATATTATGTGAGAGTGCAACACTACCTGGAAGCACATTATACACTCACGAAGTAACTAATGATTTTCCTGGTGTTACCGAAAGAATGGCATATCGCCGACAATATGACAATCAATCATCATTCACTTTCATAGTGGATCAAAACTATGACATCATTGAATTTCTAGAAGGCTGGAAAAACTTTATAGTTAATGAAGATAATCAAAATCTATTTAAAACCCGCCAGGCTTCATATAGAATGAAGTTCAAAAACCAATATGCTGGTGAGCTTGCCATAACAAAATTTGAACGAAATTTGGGCGTTAAAGAAGATAAGCAAGCAGATTCTAAAATACTCAATTATACATTCATTGATGCCTTTCCCATTTCTATTGATTCAATGCCCGTTTCCTATGAGACTGGAACTGTCTTAAAATGTTCAGTAAATTTCACTTATACTAGATACGTCCGGCAAAGAATCTTGGGTAGTCCAACTAAATAGATTAGAAATTATTATTGGTTAATTATGCCATTACCTTCTTTAACTGTTCCAACTTATGAATTGATTCTTCCTTCCACCGAAAAGCCTATTAAGTTTAGGCCATTTTTAGTAAAGGAAGAAAAGTTACTGCTGTTGGCACTTGAATCTGAGAGCAATATTGAAATCACAAATGCAATTAGAACAATTATTTCAAATTGCGTTCTAACGAAAGGTATTAAGGTTGAAACTTTGCCCACGTTTGATATTGAATTTTTGTTCTTGAATATCCGAAAGAAATCCGTAGGAGAGACAATTGAACTTACTGTCTACTGTCCGGATGATGGAGTGACAGAAGTTAAGATTCAAATTGATCTAGATGAAGTTAAGGTTCAAAAAGATCCTAATCATACTAAGAATATTAAAATCGGAGATAAATTTGTCCTCGAAATGAAGTACCCGTCGCTGGATCAATTCATCAAGAACAATTTTGACCTTGAGAAGATTTCGTCTAGTCAGACCTACGATATGATTATTGATTGTGTTGATAAGCTGTGTGTGGAAGATGAAGTTTATGTTTTCTCAGATTATAGTAAAGAGGAGTGGAATACTTTCTTTGATGAATTGACCAGCACAGAATTTAATAAGATTCAAAGTTTTTTTGAAACCATGCCAAAATTAAGGCATGAAGTTAAGGTAACAAATCCCGTAACTAATGTGACAGAGACAATTGTGCTTGAGGGGCTAACTGCTTTTTTTACGTCACAATGAGGTATAATGATTTAGAAAATTATTATCGCCTAATGTTTGCTCTTATTCAGTTTCAAAAATGGCCTCCGGACTTTGTTGAAAATATGATTCCATTTGAAAGAGAAATCTATGTAACTTTACTTCAACAACACATTGAAGAGGAAGAAGAAAAAGCTAAACAGAAGTAACAACAATGGCCCCAAATTCTTCAAACAAACCAAATAAAAAATCTAGCCCGACTATGACGGGCGATTTGATTGAAGAGCTATTGTTTAAAATTAGACAAGAAGAAAAGGATAAACCGCCAGCGCCTCAACCCCCGCCCTCTCCCTCCAAGGCACCACAGCAAATAAAAATCAATAAAAATACACTTCTACCAAACAGAAATGTAAATAACAATAATTGCTGCAACTGTTGTGATGATATGTTGGGAATGCTCAATATTATCAATAACTCGGCCAATAAAATCTTAGATGCCCTTAAGGCTGAGCATTTATTGGATAAAAAGAAGGTTGAAGATGTAAGAAAAAATCAAGAGGAAACCGAACGAAGAGAAAGAGAGAATCTTCTTGAGTCTAGTGGTAGAAAAATGTCCAGGGCATTTTCTGCTGTTTTTGCACCAATTAAGAATATTCTAGATACCATCCTTAAATTCATTCTTTTTACTCTATTAGGCAAAGCCTTAACAAATATCTTAAAATGGTTTGCAGATCCTGCTAATAAAAATAAGATCAGGTCTTTAACAAGATTTTTAAAAGATTGGTGGCCGGCAATATTGGGGGCATTTGTTCTGTTTGGGACAAAGTTTGGTCTTGCTATTAGATCTACGGTTAAGGCTATTGCATCTACTGTTTTATTTCTAAAGAAATTGGGTATTCCAGGTATATTGGCTCAGGCAAAAAAGCTCGGAAAGACCGGTCTAATCGCAGGAGCAGTTGCTGGAGCTGGGGTACTTACTTATGAACTTCTCAAGCCTAAGACAAATGAAAAGATAAGCACACCTGCTCCACATTCTGGATCAACTCCAGGATTTTTTAATGGTGGAATGGTTAAAGGCATCAACTTTATGCTACCAGAAGAAAAGCATATAAGTCAAATTGGATTTGCTGAAGGTGGTCATATTGACGAAGATACCGGCATGAGAATAACCGGTGCTGGCCCCGATACTCAACTAATTGCGGCTCAGCCCGGAGAAATTGTTATATCAAAGGCCGCTGTAGATAAGTATGGGGCAGATACATTTTTGAGATTTAATAAGATGGCGGGTTCTACCAATCAGCCAAAATTTGTTAATAACATTCAACTAGCCAAAGACGGTGGCATAGTCGGAGGAATGATAAATGGTCTAAAAGCCGGCGGAATGAATGTCATTAACGGCATGAAAAATATAAGTTTCCCCAACTTAAATAGACCGGCAAAGGCAACAGAACCAAGAAGTCTACCAAAAATAAGCCAGGCAGATTATAATGCACTTCTGGCTATAACCGCTGCGGAAGATTCTGATCCACAGGGTAGAGCAGATGTTGCTCAATCAATATATAACCGCCTGTATGCCGGTTCAGCATATAAAATGAACTTCATGCAAAATGGTGGTAAAAATACAATTAAAGATATTATAACCGGCAGCAATCAATATGAACCAACCTTTAAGAACCGCAACGATTGGTTGAATATCGTTGACCGAAAGAGTGCCGCGAATGCCCTGGCAAATTCTAAAAAAATAGATCTCGCCACCGCAAATAATTTATTAAATGAAACCGAAAGGGCATTAAGGAACAGTAATCTTCAACTTAATGCACAAAAACACGTTGAAGGTAGACATTCTTTTTTCGGAATGTCTCAAAGGAAATTTATGAAAAATGATGATGTTCTTAGAAAAAATGCTCAGGATAATTTCTTCACACATTATCCTGCAGAGAAAAGCCAGTATAGACTAGAAAGAGGTAATATTGCGGCCCCTATTCCTGAACAATTCTACACGCCAACCGGAAATGAACAATCTTCGGTTCCGACAAAAGGTCTACAACTTGCATTAAATGCCCCAACATTATCACCACCTAGACCTAGACCAAAACAGAATGCAGTGTCTATCACTGAACTGCCTGCAATTAATCTAAAAGCTGCTACAACAAAAAGTGGTTCTGCTGCACATGCGGAAGTTCCAGATTTTTCGGCAATACCGGACTATACCGATAGATATGGCGAAAAGGGTACACTTGCTGTTAGAGGTATTGTGGCCTAATGGTATCATTTCCCCGGTCTCAATTTATTCCCAAAAAAGTTACAATAAATCCCGTATGTAAAAATGATCCTTTGGTTATTGGTCTAAAGGATGCCAATAATACTATGCGTAAAATTGATGCATATGTTATATTAGGACTGAAGGGGAAGAGAAAACTTTTAGATAATCAAAGAAAGCAAGATTTAGAGAGTCAGAGAAAGGCCAATAGACTGAATTTAATTCAACATCAAAAAGCAAATCCTATAAATTTCATAAAAGATAAATTGCCAAGAACTGGTCTTTTAGATTCAATTCGCAATTTCATTCTTTACACATTTCTTGGTGCTGCCGCTCCACTATTTTTAAAAAGTTTGCCCGCAATGTTGAATGTGGCCAAACTTCTTGTTCCTTTTGGTAAGAGTATAGGAGAATTTGCGAGCAATGTTTTAGGTGGAGTGGTTAATGCCATAGATTTTGGATATAAGGTTCACGATAAAATGCGTGGCATTCTTAAGAATGTTACGGGAGAAAAGTACGAAAAAGATTTAGATAGTCTAGAGAAGAATCTCAATATATTCTTAAATGGTGCTATTGTTTTAGGACTTGCAGTTGCAAGCAGTGGCATTAGCGGAGGAAGACAAGTAGGTCCGGTAGCACAAAAGAAAGGTTCACCGCCTGCTGTCAATACCACAAAGCCCAGTCGTAGTTCAGGTAAGAATCTTAAACCTGTCGGTAAATTTGTGGGCAAGTTTGGTAGAATTTTTGGTAGAATACCCGTTATCGGTGGTCTAATTGATTTTGCTCTTTCAATGATGATGGGCGAACCAGTAGGCAGAGCAGCAGCAAAGGCTGTTGGTTCAGGTATTGGTCTAGGATTAGGTGCCTTAATTCCAGTAATAGGACAAATTGGTGTTGGTCCAATAATTGGTAGCATTATTGGCGATATTATAGGAGGAGCACTCTACGATACTCTTTCGGCTTTCGGTAAACCCAAAAAACATGCTTCTGGCGGTAGAGTTGGCAACAAAACGCCAAGTAGAACACCGAGAACCATCAAGAATATAAAGCTGAAAAGGCCGAGCAAACAACCAAGACAGCGAACAAATCCGGGTAAAAATGTTGGCGGCGAAGAGGCAATCAGAAAAATATTTCCCAGCACCAAAGATACAAAAACGGCAAATTCATTTAGCCTATTGACAAAAAACTCGGCTATTATGAAAAAAGCAGGTGTTTTTGGAAATCTTATGGGGGCTGGGCTTGATATGATGGCTCTAGGTCAAAAAATTGAAAAATCCACTCTTTCGGGTTTAGAAAATTATCTCGGCTATGCAATTCAATCTGCAATCGATGACCAAACGGTTGCAAATGCAAAAGTAATTGGCAATTCAATGTTTGCAATGGCGAATGGTGGTATAGTTCCAGCAAGTAGAACTATTTCTCAAAATAATAGATCTCCTGGTGTCACAGTTGCCAAAGAAATTGTTAATTCTTTTAGTGCAATGTTGGATAGCAAGAGTTCTGAAATATTTCAGAATATTCGTAGAGAGATGATGCTAAAATCTCCAGGTGGAGATAAAGAAACTGCTCCAGTAGAGCCAGGAAATGCTGGTCTTCATGTTTCAAGTTCCAGTCCAGATTTTTGGCTATTAGTAACAGCAGCTTTATTCGAAAACAATAATCCACAAAGCGGTTACCAGGGATCTGCTGATGTTGCCCAGGCAATTTATAATCGCGTTTCACTCCCTGGTTGGCCAAAATCTATTAGAGAGGTTATCTTAGAGAAGGGTCAATTTCAACCGGTACGAGATTATGGCGGCTACGGAGCCTGGGGAGCCATCAAAGATAAAGAAAGTGCTCTTGCTTTTGTAAAAAGATTTGGACACACTCAAGAATCGTTGGAGAGTGTTGCTGCGGCAATTCTTAATACAACTAGACAAAATTCAGCAAGAACATTTGTCGGAGCAAGAGACAATTTCCGCTCGGTCGCATATGAAAATGCAAACAATCATTTAGAAGATTCAACTGAACAACAACGTTTCGGTCATGTTTTTGGGTTTGAGGCCGGCGGTTTAAATATAACAGCATTTAAAGCTGGAAAATTGTCACCAGCTACGATTAACCAACAGATTGTAATGGGAAATGTTTCACAAGCAGATTCAATACCCAATGGACAAAATGGAAAATTGCCAGCATCGGATCTAATGGATGTCGGCAACGGGGAGAAATTGTGGAAGCCCGCAGCGATTGCATATTTGCGTATGAAAAATGATGCGGCAAAGGAAGGTGTAAATTTTGTCTTATCTGAAGGTTATAGGACATTAGAAACTCAACAAAGATACTGGGATAATCCACCTTCCGGTCCAGGAACTGCTGCCAGGCCGGGTACATCTCTTCACGGTTGGGGTAAAGCTATAGACATCTCTTCTCCCGGTGCCCAATCCTGGATTCGAAAAAATGGAGTTAGATATGGATGGATATGGCCAATGTGGGCTAGAAATAATCCATATGAGCCCTGGCATTTTGAATATGTTGGCAGTGGGGCTTTACCCGTGACCAATAACCCTCCACAAAAAATAAAAAATAAAAGTAAACCGGTTAATCCTCGTAGAACATCAACATTTTATCCAAATAAAACTAAACCACCGAACAACAATACACTTCCAGATTATGGCAATCAGCTCATTAAACCTCCAGGGTCTGCAAATATCTGGGATATAACATCAATCCCCAAACCTCTAAAAATAGCTTCATCGCCACAATTATCAAATCTACAACGAATAACTAATATGGCAACCGGAGTATATTCGGACATTGAAAAACAGACTCAGATTCTAATACAACCAATAATAGTATGAGCGATCCAAGATCAGATATACAAATAAAAAGATTTGAAATTATCTCAAATGATGGGAAAATAGTTGAGATTTCTAATGGGTTTTCTCAATTATATTACTATGAGAGTCTATTAGAAAATTCAGTCAAAGTGAAGGTCACATATGCAGACACTGGCAATAGAAATGTTCCAGGAGAAAGTGTTGCAACTACGGAAGCTGGAGATCTAGATTTACAATATGCCGAAAAGGTTTATCTTGATATTGTAGATGATGAAAGGGCAAGAATACAATTCACAACGGATGATACATGTCTTCACTTTATGGTAAGACCTAAAATAATTGGAAACACCAGAGCAGAAATTGTTACTGCATTTCTATCAAGTAAAGAATATCTTACTAACAACTTTGAGACAAATAGAGTATCAAGAACCTACGAAGGTAAAATATCAGAAACCGTCAGGCAAATTCTAACCAAACATCTAAAAACTAAAAAAGCCCTATTTATTGAAGACACTCTTAATAATCTAAAAATTGATGGCAGAATTGACAACGAATCTATGCCATTTAATGTTTTATTGAACTTATCCAAGAAATCAATTCCTATTGTAACATCTAAAAATACTGAGGGCTACACTGCAGGATTCTTTTTTTATGAAACCTCTGAAGGCTACCACTTCAAATCTATTGATAATTTACTAAATCAAAATTCAGTAAAACGCTATATTATGAATAACACAACTATCCTACCTATTGGTTACGACGGTAAAATTTTAACCTATTCATTTCCCGAAGGGCCGTCCTTAATATCACAAATGCGGGCTGGCACTACAAAATCCACTCGTATTACATTTAATCCAATTACACATGAATATAAAAGAGAAACCATTGATGCAATACAACAAAACACTGGTGCAGTAAGAGCCGCGAAGAGAACTCCATCAATACCAGAAGAATTGAATGAATCAACAAAGACAACATTCTCCACTTTAGATTTTAATCTTGCATACGGAGTAACAACTACCGATCAAATTGAAAATTCACAAAAAGAGAATTTTAAGACGAGAGATATACTAAATCAAAGTACAATGAGGTACAATCAATTATTCACAATTCAGCTTTCTATTTGCATTTTCTGTGATCTTTCACTACATGCCGGGGACGTGATTGATTGTATTTTTCCAGAGGTATCTTCTAAATATACACAGGCCGTTAGCCGAAAGAAATCTGGTAAATATTTGATTCTTGATCTTTGCCATTTTATTAGCCCAACTGGACCAAACTATACAAAATTAAATCTAATAAGAGATAGCTACGGAGGCTAAATGGAACTAACGAATCTTTATATTGGTCAGATTGTTGATGATGATTATTGGAAAGATAATGCCGTAGCCGAAAAGTGGAAAAATACTAGCGACATTCCAGGTTGGGGCAAAAGATACAAAGTTAGAATAAGTGGTATTCATTCTGAAAATAAATCTGAACTTCCGGATTCTCAACTTCCTTGGCTTGAAGTTATGTATCCTGTAACAGCAGGAACAGGTCATAAGGCTAGCTATCAAACATCCAATTTAAGTCAAGGCTCTTTTGTTATAGTTGCAAGTGGTGGAAATTTATCACCAATGATTATTGGCTGTCTTGGCAACAATGAGCAGACTAAATTATCATATACTCTAACTGATACCGCCTGTGTTCCATTTAGTGGGTTCATTAAAGAAGAGCCCCCGGTTTATAACATATCAGCAGAAGGAATCGTTACTGAATCTGCCTCTAATACCGAAAAACTATCAAGCGAGGCCGATAATTCCCAATTATCTGATGGAACAACCTCTAGCGATATTGCAGTCTCAACTGCTTGTGAAAAAATACCTTTAGGTTCTATTCAAATTAAACTGAAAAAATTCATAAAAGATATAACAGCAGCTCAAGCCTGGATAAAAAAACAACAAACAACTATCGGAAAACCGATTAGGGAATCCGGTAAATCTTATGGAATTGAAGAGTATGTAAATTTCAAGATACAAAACGTTTCCATATTAATATCTGCACCGCTTAAAACTTTAATCACAAATATTCAACAATTTGTAACAGGACAAATAAATGATAAGCTGAAAGATTTATACTATCTTGTATTTCCAAATGACCTTGAGAAAGTTAAATCAAAAATTGAAACAGCTAATGATCTATTAGCCTGTCTGTTTCGTAAAATTATTCGCAATCTTATTAAGATGTGTGCAAATTTTCTAAAATCTGCAGCCGAAAGATTTATTAACACGCCTCTTTGTTCTGTTGAGAATTTTGTCGGAGCCCTGATTGGAAAAATCATGGGATTTATTACCAGCTCAATTAATTCAATTTTAGAACCATTAAAAACCATTTTGGGTTCTTTTGATATGGCCGGAAATATTCTTGGATTTGTTAGTGGAATACTTTCTTCAATTAGTTGTGACGAAGAACCGGTTTGTCCGAAAATTAAAGAATGGAGCATCTGGGATGGGCCAGTCTCCAATGGTCCTGAAAATGTTAATGTTTCGGGCATTATAGATAAAATGAGGCAATTTTCGGTTCCAGTTGACACAGATAATTTTGACTTCAATCTCGATTTCAATGATGTATTTCAAGATTCGTGTAATATTGGAGCTATTTTTTGTGGGCCGCCGATTGTTAAATTCTCTGGAGGTGGAGGTTCTGGTGCAGCAGGAAATGCAATTATCAGCCTTACCGGAGAGATTATAGGGGTTGATATTACAAACTCTGGCCAAGGCTTTACTTCTTCACCTATTATCAATTTTTATGATTCTTGTGGAAGGGGATACGGCGCAGTAGGACGAGCTACTGTAGAAAATAATAGGGTAACAAATGTGATAGTAATGGATACGGGATCCGGTTATCTTCAGGCTCAAGATGGAAGCACAGGTGGAGACGGAAGAACTCTCACAGAAGCAATAGTAGACAATCGTAACATCTATCCGTCTAAAGCTAATGGACAATACCCTGTAATTATGAAACTAGAAGAAATTTATATTGATAATGGTGGCTCCAATTACTCTCCAGATGATAAAATTATCATTGAACCGTCTAATGGTGCAAGTGCAACTGCAACAATTTCTGCATCTGGAGTCATTCTTAGAGTGGATGTTAACAATAGCGGCGAAGGCTTCAGAGAAATGCCAGCGGTTTATATACGCTCAAAAACAGGATATAGGGCCAATCTGATTCCAAGACTCGGTGTTGTGCGGGTTGGAGATGACCTAACTACTTTACCAATCAATTCCGAAAAAGTAATCAATGTTATTGACTGTCCGGGTAAATAAATGAGTAAGAAAAACTACAATGCAGTCAGATATGGAACTAAAGACGGTGAAATTAAATTTGGCCATATTCACGACGACAACAAAATTGCAGCCTTTATTGTAAGAAGTGGCTCGGAGACTAATCATTACATCTCTATGGATTCTGAGGGTAAGCCTCACAGAAAACATGGAACAATTTGTAGGTCTACTGGTTCTTTCCAGGTTAAAGCTGGTGATAATGTAAAAAGTTCGGATACCGAAGAGAATATAGGTGTTTATATTGAGGCTGTAAGCGGAGATATTGTTCTTAATGCCGGTAGCGGCAGAATCCGCCTAATTGCCGAAAATATTGATTTCATTGCCAGTGGCGGTGACGGCAAAAACGGCATCATAAATATTGATGCCAATGAGAAAGTCATCGTAAAATCTCCGGTAGTTAGTATTGAGGCCAAGGCATCAATGAGACTAATATCCGAAAATAGTATTGATTTGATTGGAAGAGCAATATTAAATTGTTATGGAGGTTTGATTGATTTCGCTGATGGTTCAACAAAAATTATTGGTTCAAAGGGTGGTTCAGTGAACGAGGATAAAAATAAATGAAAGTTCCAGATTTATATGTCGGAAAAAGACTATTCGTGGGTGAAGGCTCGCCACTGGCTCTAGGTCTTGGTGAAACCGAAGTTAGAGGTTCTGCATATATTGAAGGCCCTCTTGCGGTTGGAAATGTATCAAGATTTCCTGTTATTCCGGCAGCTCTTATGGTTGCTCCACAGATTAATAATGATGTAAAAACACCGGCATTTTGGTCTGCTTATTTTCATGGTGGTGTTAGAGTTCGGGGTGTTCTTGTTGCAGATGTTGTTGCCGCAACAAAAGCCAAACCATTTGTTATTGACCATCCCACAAAACCAGACAAAAAACTGGTTCATGTTGCACTAGAAGGCCCCGAAAATGGTGTATATGTTAGAGGTAGACTGACAAATAAAAACTATATTGAGCTGCCTGATTATTGGCTAAACCTTGTTGACGAAGAATCAATTACAGTTCAACTACAACCCATTGGTAGGGCTCAAAATATATTTGTTGAGTCAATTGGAGATAATATGATTTTTATCTCCAGTAAAGACGAAATGATTGACTGCTATTATCATGTTTATGGAACGAGAAAAGACATTGAAAAACTTAAAGTAGAGGTTAATCCAGAAGATTATGGTCTATAATTATAATCATTATTATGGCTCTTTTGTCCGTAGTGAGTATGGGTATCCAGAAGAAGATTATACATATGATCCAGATTTTTTAAACTTTGGAATCAATTATTCTGGAAATGTTGCGGCTATTTGGGTTGGGAGTAATCCTTCTCAATATGCTTTCTGTGAGCTTACATCAGACACTGAATTGACTTTCAGCCATTCGGTTGGACAATTATCTGAGTTTTCGGTAAACTCAACTCTAATTTCTCTAAATAGCCCGCTAGTAAAATGTCAGAATCAAATAATTGCGCCTCTCGGCACTTTTGCTAGTCTTTCTGCTCCTTATAAGCTGTTTGATATACCACACCCATCAAAACCGGGCAAAAGATTAAGACATGCTTGCCTAGAAGGACCCGAAATCGCTGTTTATATTAGAGGAAGACTTACCGATTCTTCTATTATTAAGCTTCCAGAGTATTGGAACGATCTTGTAGATTTCTCAACTATAAATGTTAGTCTAACCCAAATTGGTGAATCTCAAGACTTAGCAGTTGAGTCAATAAATTATCCAGAGATTTTCGTCAAATCTCATAAGAATGTAAAAATTAACTGTTATTATACAGTTACGGCAACACGAAAAGATGTTTCTAAATTGGAGATTGAAGTAGATGGACAATGATTACTTAGTCGGCTATTCGGTAGATGTTCTTGAGCGAGCAATTCGCATATATTCAAATACCGGTTCCGTAAGGGAAATTTTATGTGATTCTAAAGAAGAGTTTTTAAGAGTAGTTGAAACTATGAATAAAACCCTGAAAGATGGTGGGTGGATCGGGGAGTTATCCGAATGAGCACCAAACCCGAAACGAGAAGATCACTTGAAATGCTATTTGGAGCACAATGGAATTTACCAAAAGCTGCCGAAAATGCCAGTCTTTCACCTAAAGAAATGAAAATCATTTTCAATGAATATTGTGAAATGCATCCACCAACGTATGTGCCAGAAGATAAAGTGGCACAGTAAGAAGAAATCACATCAAAAATGACCTACCATTAATGTGACTCAATGGTAGGTCATTTTTGATGTCCAAACGGTTAAAGGGGCAACAAGCACAAAACCCCAACACACCACCAGAAATCCTAACACTTCTTGCCCGAGATGAGGATGAGGATGTTCGCTATTGTGTTGCAAACAACCCCAACACACCACCAGAAATCCTAACAATTCTTGCCCGAGATGAGGATGAGGATGTTCGCTATTGTGTTGCAAACAACCCCAACACACCACCAGAAATCCTAACAATTCTTGCTCGAGATGAGGATGATTATGTTCGCTGGGAAGTTGCACTCAACCCCAACACACCACCAGAAATCCTAACAATTCTTGCCCGAGATGAAGATTCGTGGGTTCGTTGGTGTGTTGAAAAAAATCCAAATGCAACCCGAGAAGCCATTCAAACTGCAAGAGCCTATGAGTTTTACCGGACACTTGATAAAGTGTCACAGCCCAATAACCAGTAGAGCAAAATTTCCACTATAGTTGGTGAAACGCCAGCAACCTATGAACAACCTTCAACATCTCAGCAATCTGGTGGGAAATCCAGATGTTCTAACAAACCCAGAGTGCCACTTCGGACCAAATTATAAGACTCTTATTAATTTCTGGATTTATTGGGATAGTCTCTCATGGGAACAACTGGATGTTCATTTGGAAAAACGTGGAAAACTTCATGGTTCCACATGGAGAGATGCAGAAAGGCTCTGTAGAGAAGCCGCAAAATCAATTGTCAGTAGGGAAGTCTGGCGTTTTCTTAACGATTGTGAAAACGAAATCGTAGCAAGCCATATTCTTTTAGAATCTGGAATCTCTTTAACTTTTTTGCCTTTAACCCAAAACCTGTCTTACTGAAATGGCACACTACAAAGCGGATGTATGGCTCGGAAGCAATTCTGGTCTACAAAGCGTTGAAGTAAATTCAAATACCTTTGCCGGAGCACAAGATCAAATTTGCACAATCTACAATGTTGATAAGACCCAAATCCGCAATTTACGACAAACCGCCACAGAATCTCAAATTCAATCATTTGAGCCAGATGGAACAGTTAGTTTAGTCGCACTGATCCTTTTTATTTGGGCTTTCGCGTCATTTACACCATACGTGTTGATGGCGATATTTGGTTGTGGAAGCGGTTGGTTGATGACGAAAATTACTGCCGGAAGTACGGAAAAATTATTAGAAAAAGGTAATAGAAAGAAATATCATGCAACCCTAATTGTTGCACTATTCTTTGGGGGATTTGGTTTAGTTCTAGGTGATCATATTAAGAATGAATATTTCAGCGATAATGCCCCCACACATATCCAATAAGATGAACAAACTTGAACTTGCCCACAACCCCAACACACCGCCAGAAATCCTAACAATTCTTGCCCGAGATAAAAGCTTGTATGTTCGTTGTAGAGTTGCACGCAACCCCAACACACCACCAGAAATCCTAAC